TTTTTTGAACTCTGCACGCTTACCGATATAGGCATCAGATACAATCTTAGGTAGATCATCAAAGTCAATTAAACCTTTAAAGTGATATACCTTATCACCCCATTTAAGTTTCTCTACGTCAGAGTCAATCTTAAACGGTTTAGGTAATCCTTTGTTCTTACCTGCTTTAAAACTAGTGAATACACCATTAACTGTATCGGCATGGTGTATAGGTACATAGTGCTTATGTCCTGCATCATCTATCCACTCATAAGCCTCAATCTGCTCATACTTAACAGGATCATAACTAACCTTTGCCTTGTACTTAATTGCACCACCAAACAAGAATGCAGAACGATGATAGTCACTTGTGAATGAGAAGTCTAAATCACTGGGTAAATCATCTGGTAGCATACTCATAATATGAGCTTTGATCTCAGCAATCTGAGCTTCTTGATTAGCTTGATTAGAACGAGCTACATCCATATCAACGTGTAATCCGTTGAATGTACTAATAGCATTAAACAGTAATGAATCCATACGTTCTTTGAACATACTCATCATACCACGTTCACGAAGTAAAGCTACTTGAGCAAAACAAGCACGTCGTGTATTCGCTACATCACCGTGAAATGATTTATCTACATTACCATAGTCATCTACCTTACTATATTCATTGACACCATCAGCAGCTAAGTACTGCATAAGTAATGCTTTATCAATGTCAGCAGTTAGTACACCTTGTTCCCACAATAATTTCACAGCATCGATCTTAGGAGAACCACCATATTTCATAGTAGTATCTTCTAATGTAGGATACATTTCTAATTGATTACTAAGTATGTACTCTGCATATTGTGTACAGAATACTCTACCGCCACTATTAACGAAATCTAAGAACTGTTTAGGATACGTTCTTAACATCCATTGAATCTCAAATGTAGCATTATGAGCTACATACCACTTACATCCTTGTAGTTGATCAATCCATTTACTATTTATAGCTTCGTCATCACTATTAAAATACAGTGCTTGTACTGGACTTCCATCAATACACCAACCTGTAGCTACTATGTAATTATCAGGGCAGTGTGGTGATGCTAGTGAACCATACCACTCATGGTTCTGGTTCTCGAAGTCATTAATAAACCAATCACCTGTGTAGTGTTGTATACTCAATGATTATTCCTCGTGGTTATTGCTCTTGTCTATCTTACACGCCCGACTTCTAATATTATTAATTAAAATCAATAACTTAGAAAATACTAAACAAGAGTTTTCTGGTATTCTACTTACATATGATTACATAAGCTATTGTACAAAGATCAAGGACTTACCTCAATCTTTGTAACTCTATGTTAATAGTCAGGTGTGTCCTTATCCTCACGGACACGCACCACTTTAGGTAGCCTCAATGCTTTACCTGTACTAGACTCTTGTAATGCTTTAACTTCCCATATCTTTCCGACTGGTGGATACTCCGTGACACCTGCGTTAGAACCATGACCATACGTCCCTGTGAATACTGTACAGCCTACGGATTTTTCATGTGCGTTTGTAAGTGCACTACGGCGTGCGTCAGTCCATCCTTTACCCAAGTCTGCGGAGAACACACTGCCCTTATAAGAGAACTCAAGCTTAGCAATTTGACCTGAACGTTTACCTTTACCATATTGTACTCCAATACATAGTAGATCGACATGCAAACCACGTACAATCTTCATTGCTCTGTAACCTTTGTGACCTGCTTCCCAATCCACATTCTGTTTGAATACAGCGCCCTCACCACCTTTCTCAATGATAGCATCAGCGAATTTATCTGCACCATCACGATCATAGATAGGTGTGTTCAGTACAAGCAGTGTCTCTCGCTCAGCACGTGTTAAACGCTTTGTGAGTTCATAGTAACGAACCATATAAGGTTGTTCAGAGTAACCATCTAAGAACTCCTCAAACGTTAAGAAGTCATGGAACATACAGTATGATTGCCATACTATAGCTTCTTCCTCAGTAGTCCAATCTTTCTTACGATTAGTGCTGACTAATCCCGACAATACCTCAAGGCTCACTTGATCGTTACATAACTCTGTGATGTACACACCATCATCTAGCATACAGCTCATGTCATTATAGAACTGGTCTGATATGGCTTCCGCTACTTCATGGTAATACGCCTTACCAGTACGGCTATACAGATCAAAGATACCGCCTTGCACAATTACCAGACAGTACAATCCATCGTACTTCTTCTGACCAATTAGAGGGTATTGAATTTTATTCTCAGGTACTTCATCTAAATGCTTTACTAACTGCACAGGATTAGAACGTACCTTTAAGTATTCACGAATATCATCTATAATCACTCTGATTACTCCTCAGTGAGACGTTTAGATAGAGGACGTGCAGATGCACCAAGAGGTGCTAGAATAACCTCTAAGGCTTTCTGAGCGTCTTGTGGGTTATTCCAGTATACACCTCCGTCTGTACGGCGTGATACAGTTACCTTATAAACCTCACGCTTAGTGAATGAGATACCATACACTAAACCACAAGTATTATACACTTGGAGAGGTTTAGGAATTTCTTGTGTGTAATATTTCAAAGGTTCAGGAGGTTTACGGAACGTGTGTTTCTTGATGAACTCTACAGTTACATTCCCGTGCGAAAGTTGTATCCACTTTGTGTGAGTGGGGCTAAAGTACTCTAAACGTTCTGCATTAAGTGTTGCACTAAATACTTGTTCAGGTGTGAGTACCTCTGACTCCCGTGCTACTAATGCAAAGTTGTTGGTAAAGTGATAAAAGCTACTCTCTGTATCGAATTGAATACTGCCGTCATATAAGCTAACACCTGCTACTGTCAGAACCTCACCTGCATGTACACCTGCTATACCTACAACAACATCACCTATAAAGTACTTAACTTTGCTCACATCTTGCTCCTTAACCTCTGGTTCTACAGCTACAAAGCGATTTGCTTTATACCAATTCATACAGCGAGGTGTTTGAATACACACTGTATTTCCATTATCACGTGTGCCTAACACAGTATACTCTTTCCCATACTGTAGAGTGTCTGCACCAAAAGTATTAATACAACGAACACGTTTACCTTTATAAGATGTACTCATATTACATTATCCCAATCATTTGTTTCAGGTTCAAAGAATGTCGTAGTCGTGTTATAACTTCTACAACCTGTTTTAACTAACTTGTTTTTAGGTGTGCTCACACCACGCATAAGCTCGTTATCAGGCGTTGGACTAGCATAAGCACCAATCCATAAGGCAAGGTCTAAAGTTGTCTGTATGCCCGTTTTAGAGTTCTGTAGTGCACTAACAGGTGGGTACAGTAGATCGAAACCCTCAGCACTAATCTGTGCAGTACCAATGTGTAGGAAGTTCATAGTAGCTGCAAGTACACGAAAGTCATTCCAGACTTCTTCTAACTGCGCTACATCATTAGCACCATTACCACCACCATTACAACGGATACGTCCTGTCATATCTGTAATTACACAGAATGGGTCGTGTGCCTCAATGATACGTGCAACTTGAGACACAGACTTACCATGAATATTTACCAATCTGATATAGTCTCGACGGTTATCCATGATTTCCATGTATTTAGGTGTGATCTGATTAGATGCTCCTAATTCCCACAGAGCATCCCGTTTAAGATCAAGTGCAGTTTGGTATACACGTGGGGTAATAACTTCTGCTGTACCCTCATTAACGAGATACAGGACAGGTCTAAACCGAGACTTCTTGGTATAGATTTCACGTTCTTCTATAGTTAAGTCATCACGTTTTAGATCATCTTTAAGCTTCTGTACAATCTTGATACGTTGCTTGGCGAATGATACCGCAGTCCGTACTAGGAAAGATGTTTTACCCTTGTCAGTAGGTGCAGCAACACAGATATTATTTCCCTCGTTTGCACCTTTAACGTTTGTATAGAACTCCTCTGGTAAGAAGTCAAACACGTAACCTGCATCATCAGCATCCGCTTGAATCAGAGTCCAAACATCAGTATCACACCAATCAGCGTTAATGGTAGCACCTACAGCTTGCTTAACATCGTGTGCTAACTTATTGAGTTCAAAGATAATATCAATTTCTTCACCATCATCGTAACGACGACACAGCATTTCTGCTGTCTTAGCTAGACGACGTTCCTCAATTGCGGAGATAGTTACATGCTCCGCTTCGGGTGTGATTGGTTGATGCAGTTGTTTGAGTAATGAATCCCACAAAGCACTCTGCTCTTTGGTCAACTTAGGAGATTTCAACTTAATAAGTGATCCTAAGTCGTCTATATTGACCACATCATGTTCAGGATATGACTTAAAATACACCTCAAACCATGCAAGCATATTCCGAGTGTTAGTGTCATACAATGTAAGGTCAATCGTTTTAAAGGAACTTTGGAATTGCTTACGCTTCCGCATTACCTTTAGTAAATTTAAGTCCGACATACTTAACCTTTGTTTAAATGATCCTGTAACTCATTAGCGGTGATTACCTTAAAACACACTTGTTGACTAGGTTTTTGTGTAAAGTATTCCTTATCGGAATATACAGTTGCAACCGTACCCACTTTAAATTTACGGGTATGGCTAAGATTTAGTGCTACTAAACCATTACTATGTGCTAATGAAGCTAACTGGTTACATTCAGCTTGACTACGTGGGATGATGTCTACAGTCTCCACATTATTCTCCTAAGAATTTAAATAATTGAATTAATCCCTCTGGGCTATAGTCTTTCGGGTCTAATCCGTCGGATATTTCCACATTTCGATAAGGGATGCCAAATAAATCGCAACGATTATTAATAGACCGTTTCGCAGCCAGTCCTGCACTATCACCATCTGTTGCAACCACTGGTAGTTTGTCTTGTAAGAAGTACGCAATTTCATTTTTGAAGTTCGTTCCTAGTAGTACCAGACTTGACCAACCTGTATAGTAACGTATCTTCTGTGCCGAGAATAAATCCTCTGTCAGAATCACAGGTTCACGTGTCTGATATGTGTTTTTGCCTTGCAAGTACACAAAGCCTTTCGGGTTATCATTAGAATACACCAACCACTTACTAGGAGATAACCCCGTACAATCTCGACCAATATCCACACCTGTGAATCTGAACACTAAGCGATCATCTTTAAGATTGTACTTAGGGTTCAATGCAGCAATAGAGACTGTGCTTACACCCTTGTCATGTAGTAGTTTAACTAGACGTTTATACTTACTTGGGTATTCTTTATATAGGTACTCAAGCTCACACAGACTGCTACGATCAAGGTATCTACGAAACACTGGTGCAGATGTGTCTACCTTTTCGATAAACTGCTTATACACCTTAGCACCAGTGTGGCAACGGTGGCAGTAACAACTCCAAGAATCATCATTGTTATACACATCCATTGCCTTAGTTGGTTCTGCACCATGATAAACACGGCGCTTCTGACCTACAGGTACTAACTTTGCCTGATCTAACCATTCACTATGGTGCAGTGACATTAGTCCACCTTATACCCCTTGAGCATTAGTGAGTCACAGTCTACAATACATAAACCGTATTTCTCAAATGCAACCTGTCTACCACAGCCCTTAGCAAAATACTTCTTGTTTACTAAAATACAGGTAGCACCTTTAGGTATTACACGTCCCTTAGGTAATTCTGTAATGCTCCGAGTTAACACTAACTCTGTACCTATAGGTGTATCAGGGTATACATAGTAATCAGGTTCATCTACGTGGAAATTTGTTTTCTCAGCCATTTAATAAGCTCCTTACGCTTGATACTCTTGGCATACCGTACAGGTTGAAAGCTAAAGAACAACCAACCTACATTATTACTACCTATATACAACCATGCTGACTTAGATTTACTTCGTCTTAATGAAAGCTCGTCCATATCAGCACTAGGAAATTGTATATCATGTTCTTTCAGACTAGCGACACATCTTGTATAATGTGCCACAGACTTAATCTTGATTCTATGGGATACGCCCATAGCACCTCCTAGTAGAACTGTCTACGCTTATCAGTGCGCTTCTGCTTACGATCTAAGTCACGCTCCTTACTAGTAGCTTTACGCTCTAAACGTAGCTCCTGACGCTCTACATGAGGATCGTGGGCATGAGCAGATGCACCTGCTACAGCAATTGCTAAAGTGATACTTGATAATTTACGCATACAAAACCTACTTGAAATGTTTAACTAATTTATTTACAACAACACACACAGCAAACCATAAAGATAGTAGCTGTACATGCACATAATCCACGATGCTATTAGTAGCTTTTGGTTTAACGTACTCAGGTTCACTAATAACAGTCTTAGGTTTAATCTCCAATGTAGATAAGCCATCCGTGCTTGTAGTAGTACGTGCTTTAGTATGTAAACCACGAAGTTGACGAGTACGAGTTTTGGGAGCATAATCATAGTCATCAATAGAGATAGTGTATACACAGTAGTCACCATTGCTATAAGTTGCGATGCATACAGCTTTATCTCCCTGTAAGGTACTAAAATTACGAGCACACTTATAACCCAAACGTTCTAATTCACTCAGAGTTGCTTGGTATTGTGCATCACTATAGATTGGAATAGTTAAACTTAGAAACATTGTTACCTCAGAATTTCTTGATCTGTTCAGGATACACAGGTTGAACTACAACCTTATCGTGTTTGTTAGTAAACTCTACCATGATGAAAGGATGCTCCTTACCAACCACAGTACCTAATGAATCACCTAAGATACCTACATGGGTATCCGAATGGTGAGGGCGCACAAGAATAACTTGCGTCCCTATACCAAACTGACAGTGCTTATCGTGTGACATTAGCATCTCCATAGTAAGCTGCAAGTACAGCCTCACGGTTAAGTACACAATCTTTAGCAAGCAACAACAATACACCTACAGTTGTATAAATCTGCTCACCATCATTAACAATGACCTCACATTGTTCACCTGTTAACTCGTCTACACGGCGCATACCGCCTAACCAACTAAGCACAGCGTTGCCATTGTAACCTAAGATAGCTAAGGCACTATTCGTACTAGGATTGAATACCGCAGTGCGTCCTTTAACTACACCGATAGGTACTAGCTCACCCATAGGCATATTGAAGTGTACACTACCACGATTTGCACCAGTTGTAGTTAAGTCTGCAAATGGATCATTAAGCACAATAGCACGTACAATCTGCTCTGCTTTATGGTTATAGATAGGGCATGGGTTAGGTTTAACCTTGTTGAAACGGTTACGAACATAAGCTTTCTGTGCTTTGAATGTCCAACCTTTACGATTGTCTACAGGTGCTTTGATACCTGCTGCTTGGAATTGTTGTGCTAACTTAGTCATGGGAATTTCCTCATGTTGTTGTGAAAGAAACTTATACACTAACTGCATCCGCTTGGAATGCAGCTATCTATAAGCTATTTGCTCAGGATGTGGCGGATACCTTCGAAGTTAGACTTCAAGTACCCTTCAATTGACTCGTATGTACCTGTAGATGATGCAAGAGCATACAGAATGTCAGTCTCACGCCAGTGCTTGTAAATACGTTCTATTGGTAGATGCTCCATGTCAGCCTTAAACAGCTCATTGAATAGCTGTATGAAAAGGAATACGTTGTAGTCCATGATTACTCCTCAGTATCAGGTTCATGTGTACTAATCCAATGGATAGCGCTAATTGCTGTATAAGCCACAGCAAAGGCTGTAAGTTCAATTAGTTTATTCATCTACGTAATCCCGTAAGGCTTCTACTGCATATTCCAAGAACTCTTTACGTTTAGGATTGGTGTACTTGTTGGGAGTGCAGTACTCTAACCGACCACCAATAGGATAATTACCGCCAAAAATATAGCTAGGGTAGACACCATCCCACTCGTCGTATAGGTTATGCATAACATCGTAACCTATTAAATCATCTAACCAATCACATAAACCACACGACGTATCAATCACCAGTGCATAGTCGCCCAAATACTCATACAGGTGGCTAGGTGCTTCAAGTTCTACCACACCACCAATCTCACCTAACATTTCAAAGTTATCAATGACCACTTGAATACACGGTAATATACACTGTTCTAGTTTTTCCAATGTAAACATAACTTAATCCTTATACGTGGATGAAGTACTCATTCTTGAATTCACCCCAAACATAGTTGTAGCGTCCAATTAACTGACCACGACCACCGTTGACATTATTGTGTACCCATACAGCAATACAGTCTTGCTTTAACTGCTCGGCTAACTGAAATACTTGACCGATGATCTCCCGTGACACAGCCTTGAATCGTACTGCAAGTGTAGGCTCTTGATCATCTGTACTAATTACACGGTACGTAATACTACCTTTTGGAACTTCCCATTCAATAGGCGCTCGTGGATATAGCTGATCATGTGTTTCATAAGCACCAACCACAAAAGGCTTGAGCATATCGATTACACGGTATACACGGTGAGGCAGGTTAAGCTGATCAACCAGTGTGCTGCTAGGTACAAAGTGTTCAGTACTCTTATAACCACCCCATGCTAATGCTTTACCTAGACCGATATTCAACGTCACCTCTACGTTATGTGCTACTACAGGTACTTTAAGCTGACTCATTGTAATTCTCCAAGTCTTTGTTAACTCGTTCTAAGATGAACTCACATAATTCACGGCGTAAGGGATTGCGGAACTTGTTACCACTATTTACTAATTCGTATTCATTCGCACCATCCACAGGGTAGCAAATACTACCACTGAATTTATCCCAATGTTTAAACAAACTATCTAAGTACTGCTGTACTTTATAACTTTGACCAGAGTCACGACGTATGTTTACACATAACCCAACATCACTGTAGCATACAAACATATTAACTTGAAGCGTACTATAAGGAGGTCGTACTGCAAGTAGCTCCCATGCTTCAAGCATGTCTTTACAACGTACTTTTATATGTTCGAGAAGTTCTTTTGATAGAGTTGTCATTGCGTTGACTCCACTGGTTGCTCAGTTACACATTTAACGATGCTTCGTACATCCGCAGTGCTTAGTCGTGTACATTCCGAGTTTGGTTTATTAATAGTGCTGAAAGGCTCAATAATCTGTAGTGTACTCATACCTGCTAGACCACGTAATGCTTTATAGCCAATATCAGGCACATCTGTAACAAAGTACACACACTCGCCCATGTCACACAGAGATACAAGATGCTTTGCAAGTACAGCACTCATACTGTTATACACTGAATCCGTTACAGACGTGTCTTGAGATTTAAAGATGTTACCACGTACAAGCATGTTGTTTACCCTCTAATGGTTTCAGTTGCCCTTTGTTTACTAGGGAATACATCTTTAGTGAGCGTTCAGGATAATTATACTGATTCCACACAGGGTCAGTTAACACACGATTACCTCTACTATCCGCTAGTACATTAGCACCACGTATATCTAGCTTAGCATACGGAAAATACTTTGCCCAAACGTGTTCTTTGAACTCCTCGTGAATTATTGCAAGTAGTGTACAGTCTGTAGCATCATCCCAACGGTTATAGACTTCTTCTAATCTATCAAGAACAACATACGCCATATCAACAAAGTCACCTTTAAGGAGTGCTAACTTCAAACGCCCCATAGCATGTACATTAGGAATCCAGTCAAAAGGTATAGCACCGTCCTTACATAGCCGTAGGTACTGATAACATGAAGTATCTTCTTTATAGCGTGCCATTAGTTTGATCACCTTATTACTGTTGTCTGGATGTTCAAACACAAATGAGAAACTACCCTCACCTAGAAACTGTACATCAGCTTCAGATATGTACTCGTCGTAATCAAAGCAATCATCATAGATGTACTCACACATCCCCTTAATATGCTCTAATACATCAATGTCACCATGCTCATGCTTAACCAAAACAGGTAAACTACGCTTAGTTTTAAGGTGAACATAACCATTTAATTTAGGATTCTTAATTTTCATACTACACCTATTTCTTATAAAGAGGGATTGTACACAACACACCAAAGAAAATACAGCCAACAAACGTTAAGAGTTGCAGCCAGTTCGGAACGTCTAACATAAGCACACCTATAGATAAACACGTACCTGCACACCATGCCATACGTGAACGCCATTTAGCGTATAAGAAAGGATTAGTTACAGCCATAGCAATTGCACACATAGCTATCTGCATAGCCATAGTGAGCAAACAGAAAGGAATTGCAGGTACATCCATACCATCACCTATTTAAAGCACCATTCATCTTGAATACATACTAAATCATAACCATGTAGCATACCGATATAAGCTAGCACATGCATAAGCATACTGTACTCACGCATGTACTTACTTACTTGATACCAATGATCAAGTATCATTACAGACCTGTACCTTGCACATCCAATGACTGCATAAGCGCAGCTAACTGTGCCTTAGCATCATCAATACCATCAATCGCAGCGCCGTCCTTAACCGCCTTGTTATAGCGTTTAACCATAGCTTGCACCATCTTAGCAGCATCAAACGTGGTTAATAGATCGGGTTCAGGTTTGAAGTCATACCACATATTAGCAATAGCACCATCAAGATCAAAGGTTTTAGTCTTATCTTTAGCGAACAAGCGACCTTGCTCAATAGCATTCTGATCATGCTGATTACTACGATCAAGCATACGTACATTACCAAAGGCACAAGCCCACTCAGTTAATGCAGACTTACGTGCGCCTTTAGGCATTGCAAGTACAAGCTTATCAAGCACTGTAGTGTCGCCGTGCTCATTCACATGATTAAGACAGCTCACCGCAGCTACTTGAATGTCATGGTCAAGCTTAGCACCACGTTTAGCGATAGATTCAATTGCTTTGTTGATAGCAGATACGTCAGTTAATAGTTTCATAGGATAACTCCTGAATAAATAGAATAAATTAAGATTAAAACAAAGAACGCTAGCAGTACATCACACAACGTAGCGTCACGATGAATAGTACACATACTAGTGCCCATTGATTACATTAGCGTATGACCTAGCCGAAGCCAAGTCATACTAAATATAATCTATGAATGTACGTAGTTTAATTTCTTATTAGCTTGATCAGCCAGACTGAAACGTTGCCAGTTGTTCACAGCATGACTGACAGAACCACAGTTAAGAACCAGTAAACCTACACGGATGTGTTTAGCTTCATTGCCCATAATGATCTCCTTTAGATCGTGATTATATTAGCGCATGATCGGGCGTTAAGTTAACGAGACCTAACAATAATAGCGTTACCCGATCATGCTAAATATAATCTTTACCTTGTATGATCTATCATAGCTCTTGTGTGTCATTCAAATAACTTATGCCCATGCACAAGCCTAGTGACTCACTCAACATTATTGTACTTATTACCTTATGGTACTTCATACAACTAGATTTAATTAGTATACGTTAATGAATATCCATGTATCGTCTACATGGCAGCTCAGAACCTACTTGCCTACGACCAATCCACCTATAACAGCTTCACGGCTTAGTACATCTTAGCTCATCGCTATGGTTGTCATCTTAATCATTACTGATTTCGTTGTCAACACTTATTTTAAATTATTTACTCATTTAATTCTAATTAGAACTATCTGAATAAATAATTTAAAGATTAACCTAAGAACTCGTCGTTGCTTGGTATGAGTGCATTATGGTTGAATGAATATACCTTGTCAATACTATTTACATGAATTAACATAAATAATTATAAATATCTTATAACCTATTGATCTATATAATAATAAATCTATATATTGAATGTATCGTAATGTAATCTTATATACGAAAAACCCTTGTTTTACATTTTCTAAGTTATTAATATATATAAAGAAAATCAGAAGTCGGATGTATAAGAATAAAGAATAAAGACAGAACTATAGGAATGCTATGAATATAAATATAAGTATCTCTATAAGTACTATAAGAATTACTAAGAATGTTCTATGTATATACCTATGTAATAACTATGTGTATCTATGTAGGTTGAAATAGGCAAGCACACTCAACTCTATCCATCCATAGAAACCAATAAGAATATCTATAGAGTGCTATGTGTATACCTATGTGTATTGATATGTGATCACTCTGGAATGTCTCTGGAATGTCACGGCGTAGCCGTAGTATCTATGTAGTATCTCTATAGTACCTATGTGATTTCCTATGTGTACTTCCGTATGTACCCTATGGGGGAGCTGAGGTCTGGATGGGTGGGAGAGGGTGTCTCAGAAAACTATACCAAAATTGAGTTTCAAGTTTATACTCGCATACATACTAACTCGCATCTGTGTACTTCTCTGTACTCACCCTCTGTATCTCCTATCGCTTACCGAATAGACCTGCAATGAATACTGTAGCAGTTACCACTGTACCTACAATATCGATACCACGATCTACCTTGTCCTTGTCACCATAAGACTGTGTGCTATTCACTGCTTTAAGCACTTCTAAGACACGTTTAACCTTATCTGCTACTACCACTACCTTACTCATCTTCTTCTACCTCTCTTACCTAATACACGGTGTCTACCCGTTCTCTTATTACCATTCAGTTGAGCTAAGACATTAGCATCATAACCCATAGGGTTCTTCAACCATTCCTCAACCTCTTTCTGGTTACGAACCTGTGCAGCCTTATCAGCATCTTTGGTTAAGAAACCTTTTAAGACTTCCACTACACGTTGCACTGTATCTGCTCGGTCATCATGTACAAGACTATTACGATCATACGTGATATTACCTAACTGATAGATACAGCTAAACTGTTTACGTTGTTCCTGTCTGTGTTGTTGACAGTACTCCCAATCCTCACGAATAGCCTCTGTACTGATTACAATCTTATGTCTACGTGTCACAGGAGAGATCGTATCAATGATACGGCGTTCCTTTTGACCAGTCACATGATAGTCACCAATACCAATACCGCTGATAGCTTGTAGAAACTCATTCTTACCAAGACCGCTAGAATCTAGTAAGTGTTTAAACTCAGGGTTATCAATCTTAATATTAGTTTTCATGTTCTCTAAATGTGACCTCAATAACAGAGACACAGTACCATGACCCATGTTCATTTCTACGTCGAGTACCTTAGTACCAGTAGCAACCATCTTTAAGATGATCTTATTCATGTTCTGCTCTGTCATACCACCTGCGAAACCACCCATACTTAATAAGTAAATATAAGAGTTCGTAGCACCACCGATAGTAAAACCTACCTCATCACCACCTGAACCTGCTGGGTCAATTACCATGACCTTATGCTCAAATGGAATAAATCTATCTGATACACCTACAGCGTTATACATGATGAAGTCTTTGGACACCTCAGTGTGATCTTTGAATAGGTTAGAATTCGACGCTAGGTACTCTAGTTTCTCTGGTACGGTCTCGTAACCACAGCCTAGTACTATCAGGTCAGAAATCTTAATCTTCGTTCTGAGAGCATCTGAGAGCGTTGTATCGAGCATGTACTGCAATGAGAAACCCTCGCTACCATACTCAAGTTCTTTCTCTTGTAGGATATGTTCATTAATATGTGCAGGGTCAGTTGCTAGACCATGTGTACCATCAATACCACCGCCAATCTGTAGACTAGGGTCAAGCTCGATACGACGCATAATCATAGGCGCAATGCTCACACCTGCTCCGTAGCGCTCAAGTTCAGAATTAGTAGGGTAACGACCACACCAGACTCTAACATCGTAACCACGAGCAGGGAGAGAGCGATAGACACTATCCTTAGTTTGAGGTGTACCTAAGTACATAATCTCACCTGTGATAGCAATAGCTGCAAACTCTTTAGTAAGAAGTAATAGCTTCTCACGTTCAGTCTGTGTCATAGAGTTACGTTGCGTCTCAATATCATCGGCTAAGATGAAGTCTGCACGCATACCCTGTAAGTTCGCTGTAATACCTACACAAGCCACAGATGGTGACTTCTCAATACCTTTAATACTATGGTGTACATCGAATGCTGCTACACTGTTCCTGTCACCTTTAGAAGTGTCAGGACGTAACCAACATAAGATACCCCACTGCATAATAATACGTTGAATGAATAAAGCAACATCCGATGCTTGACGCTCACCACCAGACACAATAAGGATACGTGCAGATGGGTTATGAATCAGTCGCCAGATACAATACAATGCAGCTAACGTGGACTTTGCTTGACCACGCTGCGCTTGTACCATACGTTTAGATTGACCATGCTGCATAAAATGTGCAATATCATATTGAATTTCCGAGAGTTTAAAGCCTAAGTACTGCATACCTAACTCTGCGAACTCTGGGAATGACTTGAATGTAGCTGCGAACATCATAGATAATTCTTCACGTTCCTCTAATGGGATAGCTTGAGGATTATCCTTATAACGCACACAGCGTTGTACTAGCATACCTAAGCGACGCTTAGTAGTATCAGTAAGTTGACTCATTAAACCTCCTAACAGTTTAAGATAGCTGTTAATACATCGGGG